GCCCAGGACGTTTACCTTACCGGTAACCCTGAGGTAACTTTCTTCCAGGCGAAATACAAGCGCCACACTAACTTCGCGATGGAGAACATCGAGCAGACCGTCAACGGTACTGCCGCCGACTCCGGCCGCGTCTCCGTCACTGTTGCCCGCAACGGTGATCTCGTCGGTGACATGTATGTCGAGCTTAAGTCCAAGTCCGGCATCGCGTCCAACACTTCCGATGCTACCGCCGATCTTTGCTGGGTCGCCGAGCGCGCCGTCTCCTCCGTTGAGCTTTCCATCGGTGGTCAGCGTGTCGACAAGCACTACCAGCGCTGGTGGCGTCTGTACTCCGAGCTTTACCTCGATGAGTGCAAGAAGGCCACTTGGGGTAAGATGACTACCGGCACTGCCGACTCCACTGTCTACCTTCCTCTCGTTTTCTTCTTTAACCGCAATCCCGGTCTTTATCTCCCACTAATTGCTCTGCAGTACCACGAGGTTCGTATTGATTTCGATTTATCTTCGGAGTTCACCACTTACCTTAACACTGACACCTTCAAGGTCTGGGCCAACTACATCTACCTCGACACCGAGGAGCGTCGCCGCTTCGCCCAGAAGGGTCACGAGTACCTCATCGAGCAGGTTCAGCACACTGGTACTGATACCGTCACCTCCGCTTCCACCAAGCAGGTCCGCCTCTCGTACAACCACCCCATCAAGGAGCTCGTATGGTGCTTCGACGAGGGTGTCGCCCGTACCAAGATGTGGAACTTCACCTCCAAGGGTGCCGTCGGCGAGGTTGTCCTCGAGGCTGACCCCACCGCGATCGCGACGTCCAACGCTTTCATCTCCACCTCCGTCTCTGGTGCTCCTCTCCTCAAGGTAGGCACCGACGGTACCGCGGCTGCCAACGCCTTCACCGAGGAGGTCGTCGGTCCCCTCAACACCTTCAAGCTCGTTCTTAACGGCCAGGACCGTTTCAAGGAGCAGAAGGGTAAGTACTTCAACCAGGTGCAGCCCCACTTCCACCACAGTGGTTCCCCATACGCGGGCGTGTATTCGTACTCCTTTGCCCTTAAGCCCGAGGAGCACCAGCCTACCGGCACTTGCAACTTCTCGCGCATTGACAACGCCCAGGTGTCCGTTACCATGAACACCACCGACGCGACCAACATGCACATGTTCGCGACTAACTACAACGTCCTCCGCATCCAGTCTGGTATGGGTGGTCTTGCCTTCTCTAACTAAGCATACAAATCAAATTTGTATTTGCTATTAAAAAATTCATATTTAAAAATTGAAATCACACAATTTTTAAAATTGAAAATGAGTATGTTACTCAGGCGAATGTATGAACTTATCGTGAAAGTTGAAAAACCTACGTTAGGACGTTGGAATCTCAAGTCGTGTAACGAAATTTCAACATCCATAAACTCCGTGTACCAGAACAGAGACCACTGTGGTGATACGATTTGTAAAACACCGAAGAAGGCTTCGGAATATAAGGATAAACCACGATAAGTAAGTATGTACGAAGTGTACACTGATGGAAGCTGTTTGGGAAACCCTGGTAGAGGTGGGTGGGCGGCCATTAGTAAGGACTTTAAGCTATGTGGGGCACAACCTAATACTACGAATAACGTGATGGAAATGACAGCTATCGTGAAAGCACTCGAACAGTGTCTATGGATGGAAGAGAAATACGTACGTATCGTGACGGACAGTAATTACGTGAAGCAGGGAATATCTTCGTGGATACACAATTGGAAGAAGAATGGATGGAAAACTTCTTCAGGGGGAGATGTTAAGAACAAAGAATTATGGGTAAAACTCGACGAATTGAGGGAACGCTTTACCATGATTGAATGGAAGTGGGTCAAGGCTCATAATGGTACACCCCAAAATGAAGCCGTCGATAAATTAGCCAGGGAGTGCGCTAAAAATTTATCCGAGTAAGTTAGGTTCCATGAGTGTTCAAAAACAGGAAGAACACTGTGAATGGTGTGAGAAGCAGGAAAAATTATTAGTAAAATGGGCAGAGAAAGCAGCCGGGTATCGCTGGTTACACAACCATGCACGTCTCTATTATAAAAAGCAAAATGATTGGCTGGCGTATCCGTCTATCATCATAGCCTCAATAACGGGTGTGGGTGGTTTTGCTGTGCTAAACCCCAGCGGTAATGACGGTGTGAGTAACGATACCAAGACGCGTATCATGATTGTCCAGTATTTCTTTGCCTTCCTCAACGTCATAGCTGGTATTCTTTCTTCTATCAGTAAGTTTAGTCAGAGTCTCCCTTTATCGGAAGCGCACTCGGTCATGTGTGTACAGTGGTCTAAGTTCTACAGGTCAATAGATATGGAACTGTCGTTGGATATCAAGCATCGTTCCGACGTAGTGGAATTCATCATGAAGTCGCGCGAGGAGTACGACAAACTTTTAGATGATGCTCCTGATATCCCAGCTATAAGTATACAGGCATTCATGGTACAATTTCCCGATAAAGAGAACAAACCGGATGTTTGTAACGGACTCTCGATTGTCATGAGTGATGATGCGGCATCCGTGACAGGTTCGGGGCGTGCGGTGAGCAAGTGGTTGGGTGCTTTTCAGAACATCTCGACGAGAAGAAAGAGTCGGGACGTAGACGAGTTAGAACGAATGCCATCCGTATAAATTTCTCAGTACATTGTAAATGCTTAGGTTCATTCAATTTTTACCTATTTTGATGATCTCTCTTTTGTACGGTCTCGTGTATGCCGCGATTAACCGTGTCAACCCCGACGCGTTTGGTTTCGAGGACAGTATCGTAGATCCTTTTTACTTTTCGTTTACTACGATGTCTTCCGTGGGGTACGGTGACTACTCCCCCAAGACCCGGTTCGCGAAAGCGGTCGTCATGAGTCAACAGTTTGTACTCCTCGCGGAAATCAGTAGCCTCCTCGGCCTCGACAAGCTGGGTAACTCGATACGTAACACCAGCATCAATAACATGATTAAGAATGCTTAAAATTATGTACACTTACTATAAATGATAGTGATTATACTATTGTTTATAATATGGTTTTTTGCGTACGCGAACAAGTGTTCGTGTAAAAGAAAGACGGAGGGGTGTTACAGAACCGAATTTTATGGGTTTCAGTACGGACACTTACTTCTGTACATGCTTCTAGGATTTTTGTATCCCAAACAGTTTTGGTTTTGGATCATATTGGGAATCGTGTGGGAAATATTTGAATACTGGCTTTCTATGCGTCCGGATATCGTAGAGAATTTAGGAGGGTGTCTCTCTACATCTGACGAGAAAACACCCTTGTGGTATCGTCACGTGTATGCCGGTACACCCAAACATGAAAATTTTATAGATAGAGTCTTCGGTATTAAAAATTCAGAGTCGCACACGTGGCACTATTCCATCGGTGAAAATCTAACGAATGTTTTAGGATTTATGATTGGAAAATATCTCAACGGAGTGTATGTTTAGAGCGATGTACAAAGATCCCAATTTTATTGGCGCTCAAACACTTCCTCCGAATGATGTCGTGGTCATCATGAAGGATGGAATTGAATATCACAAGGCGGAAGGTGTTGTGTTTCGTTCGGAAGCGAGTATTGATAAAGACTCGAAGGAACTTAAAGGTACGCCCCGTGGTAAGGATAAGATACGAGAACTCTTCATCGAACCTACAGTGAGGACAAAAGGTAGGTTCACGGTCACGATGTATGAGTTTTGATCCCATAGCTCAGTTGGTTAGAGCGTGGTGCTTATACTACGTATACACGAGTGGGATCATACCCATATAAGGCACGCCAAGGTCACGGGTTCGAGCCCCGTTGGGATCACTTTTTAGAATGGGTTTTCCTCATTGTAAAAAGTGTCGACTTATAAAAATGATAAGGTCATTTCAATTAAATGTCACCGATTCAACAACACCAAGAGACCTAGATTTATTTTTCAATTACGTGTGGTCCCATAACCAAAAGGTTCACGTAATTCTTGACACGACGAAGTGTAAGAGAGCCTCCCTCGGTCGTGTGCTCTCGATGCGTGGGGTTCTCAATAAACACCGTCCCAACTCCAAGAAGTTCATAGATCATACAACGATTTTTGTCGGTTCTCGTTGGGCTAAGACTCTACTAAATATAGGACTCTCCATAATTCGAACCGAGAGACCGGTGAAAATCAGTACCCCCACTTGACATCCTTGGGGGTGGCGTGTGGATGATGCCTCGAGAAAAAGTTACGCTCACCGTGATCGCTATGACCGATGAGACTTTTCTGTGACCTGTCTATGACCATATACTTTCGCATATCCTTGTAATACACTCGAGCTCCTTTATTGATTAAATCCTCGTGCTTCATGTCTACGTGATTATCCATCGGGTAGAAGTGCTTCACGTACTTTCGCATATTATTCACGTTTATGAGGTAGCATTTCGTACTCGAAATCCATTTCACCTTTTCCAGAGTTCCCTCGTCTTTATCAGGAAGCCTGGAAAGACAATGGAAGAAACACATCTCCATATTTTCACCCTTCTCATCTATGACCTCTTGAATTTCATGGAACAAACGTGACGATTTGATGATGACATTATCTTCAAAAATGACCGCATATTTGAGTCCCTGTTCGAAACAGCGTTTATAGAAATCCATGTGCCCCACGAAACAACCTATAGCCCCGAGATTGAAATAGGTTATGTTCGGGCGTTTTACCGTCGGGTCGTAATGCATTTCCAGAGCCTTTTCAAAATAGTCGGGTTCGATGATATCTTCGTATTCCCTCGCGATCTTAACGTTCCCGGTGTTGGGACCGTATATGACTTCTATGGGAGTAAATCCAGTGTAGTGTTTGAAAAATCGCTCTTGACGTGTCTTGGCACTGTTGACTGTGAGAAGAAAACACTTGTAATCGTATTTCTCTTTGATTTTAATCTTCTCTTCCCTATACGTCACGGCGAGAATGTAGACGACAATCGCCAAAAGTACGACGAACAAGAACATACCTACTTAAACGTTAGAAAATTTAAATGCGTAAGAATGAATGGTATAGATGTATGCGGTCTGATAGGATCGATACTCATTGTCATCATGTTCATACCCGAAATTAATCATGTGTACAAACACAAAGACGCAAAAGCTATCAACTATAATTTTTTACACTTGAACCTGACGGCGAGTGTGTTGTCCCTCGTATACTCTTTCTACTACAACGTCGTCCCCATGACCATCACAAATTTTTCCGCTGGTCTTTTCTCCTTGCTCATGTACTACTTCAAATACAAATACGAGCTTAAAGAAGAGATTCCAAATACTACTATAGAAGACGCTCCTATAGTGTAGTTGGTTAACACTGTGGACTTTGAATCCACCACCCGTGGTTCGAATCCACGTGGGAGCTTTAATCCTCTCTTAGCTCAGTTGGTAGAGCAGTGGACTGTAGTTCCAATGGTCACCTGTTCAATTCAGGTAGAGAGGACC